CTGTTAATTGGTCAGATTTTGGTGAATGATATAAATTTCTATATCCTCTTTCAATTACAGCATCTAATGTTGCCCAACCAATTGAAGCATTTTCAACTACTAACATTGCATTATTATACTCAGAAGCTAAACCTACTAAGAAATAACCATATTCTTTAGGAGGTAATTGTCCTCTATATTCCGCAACTTGTGTATTAGTAGCAATATCAATAACATGACAAGCAGAAGAGTCTTTACCATCACCTCTAGCTACGTCAGCTAATATCATATATTCTCTTGTATAATCAGCTGGTTCCCAAATCCATAAATTTTGGTCTACTCCTCTACGTTCTACAGGATCTTTAATAGTTGTTTCTTTTATAAATTCAATCCACTCAGGATAAAATACAACATCTCCTGAGGTACTAAAGTCACAATCACATTCTTGGGCTGCTAATCTAGGATCACCTAACAATTCATCTTGACGTTTTCTCCAATTTTCATCTCGCTCAGGGTGAACATACCAAGGCAATTTAATTGGTAAAAAGTCATTTTCTTGGTTTTCAGCTGACACCCATGTTTTATGGAACCAGTTACCAGTACCATAAGGAGTAGACAATACAATCGCGCCACCACCAGTTGCTAATGTTTGTTGAGCAGAAGCCCAAATCTCACCAATTTGTTCAATGAATGCTGCCTCATCGACAATTAGCAAAGATACTGCTTCTGATCGACCTGCATCACTACTTGCTGAAGTGGCTTTAATTTGAGATCCATTACTTAGTCGTAATGATAATTTGTTATTTTCTTCGGCTGTTATTTTTAACCATGAAGGTAAATTATCAAACATAAACTTAACTTTCGTAACCATGTTACGAGCAGTTTCTTGTTTAGTTGCAATACAAAGTACGTTTTTGTCTTTATGGAATAACATTAACCATAAAGAATAACCCGCGGCTAGTGTAGAAATACCTAACTGACGAGATTTTAATATAATTGAGTAAGGATTATCTCTTAATAAATGGAGTACTTTTTCTTGGAAAGGATATAAATTGAATATTACTCGACCACGTTGAGGGTGTTGAATATTACAATATTTTTTCATAAAGTGAGCCGGATCTTGGGCACACTTCAAGTATTCTTCTCTGATTATTTGTTTTAAATCTTGGCTCATAAAACTAGGTTTATAGTGCTAAAGCTAAAATTAAAGCAATAGTACTAAATATAACAGAGGCATAAGCACCTCTTATTTTACTTTCTAAATCGGTAATTTTTTTATCTTTTTCTTCAATAATACCGTCTTTAGCTTTAACAACTCCTTTGTAGTCTTCAACTTTTTTATCTAATTCTACACGAGTAGAATCACAAACATTAATAATACTATCTTGTCTTAAGATAATAGTATCCATATGTTTAATAGAGTCACGAGTAAGGCTTAATTCTAATTTAAGATTATCTCTATCAGCTTTAACTAAAAGAGCATTTCTTAATGCTTTAACAGGAACGATTACTGAATCATTCGAAAGCTTTTGAGAACTCGCTGATGACATCATCATCAGACATATCATGAAGGCGATTACGTTCTTTATCATATTTTTTTCTATATTGTTCAGCTTTTTTAGCAAGTTCTGCTAATTTAGCTTTATCGGAAATGAGTAATGAATCTAAAATTCCTCTTGTTGAGTCTAAAGAGGCAATTTTTACATCTTTTTTTTCAATTTCAAGGACTAAAGAATCAACTGTTTTTTTATATTGTTCTTCTTTAATTGAAGAGTAACCTTGTTTATAAAGAAATAACTGGTAGATAATTAAACCTACCAGTCCTATTGCAACTATTGTCAATAATGTTTTTTTCATATTATCCTACTAAACCGCCTGTATTAATTTCAACGTCTCTTTCTTTAAACGCTTTAACTAATTCAGGTTTTTTAATAAACTGTTTTAAAGCAGCCATTTTTTTATCTTTGGCTTCTCCTTTTTCCATATCTTTGATCTTTTTAACTAAAGTTTTTAATTTGTCTTTAAAATCTTCAAATTGATCATTTGATACTTTAAATTTAGAAGGAGCACCTTTTACTTTTTCTTTATCTAATTCAGCTTTAGTAGGTTCCCTATCTTCATCTTCAGATTCAGCTACGCCTACTGGTTGTTTAGTTTTTTTAGCTTGATCTAAAGCAGCTTTAACTGTAGAAGGGCTTGTTTTTTCAGTTTTCGCTATAGAAGAAATATCAGAAGTTTCAGTATCAGGACCAACCATTGTTATTTCATCTACTCCAGATAAAAGTTCGTAAATATAATCTTTAATTTCTTTTTTTAACTCAGAAGATTTCATGATTATAAATATTATCCAAAAATTGTCTCTTTAATTTTTGCTATACGTTCTTCAGTTGTGCCTGATATTTCAGTATAGTTTTTAATTTTATGATGGCTTCTATAAAGTAATATTTTAATAGTAAAATCAATTAATTCTCTATAACTTAAATCAGTTTCACGAACTCCATTATCCTCCATTTCTATACCATTAGGAGATATATAGAATATATAGTCATATTCTTCTAGTAATTTATAAGCAGCATCACAAAACGCTTCAGCATCATAATATTCAATTGATTTAGCTGCTTTAGTAAACGCCATAACATCAATTACAGTTCTATCTGTAATAATGTTTTCATTCATTAACTCAGCACAACGTTCAGCTAAAAATACAAATTGACCTTTTAATGTTGAATCAGTATTCAATGGAATACCTAAATCACGTAAATATTTTGAACGTTCAGTTGCAAAATTATAATCTGCAAATTCAGGTAATTCCTTTAATGCATTTACTAATGTAGTTTTACCTACACTCATTGTTCCACACAATCCTATTTTCATATTAGTTTCTATTTTGACCTGCTTGACCCATTGCTGTCTTATACCAAGGCAAACCTTCACGATTACGTCTTGCTTCTTTCCAACCATCTTCTGTATATTTGATTCCATGAATATGATATTCACGTTTACGATTATCACCTTCAGGAATCAATGCTGGTCCTTCCCAATTATGTAATTTACCTTCCCAAACATAAGCAATAGTACCATCTGCTTTAGTTAGTTTTTTACTTGGTTGAAATTTATTTTTATCACTCATAATATTAATATAACATTTTTATCTTTAAAAGCCAAACATTTACCAGTTAACTATATCTCCATGTAAATTATCCCAAGGACAATCTTGTTTAACTAATTTAGAAACAGCTAAAATACCTTGTGCTCCTGAAACTGTAATACCACGTGCTGATAAAGCATCTCCTACAAAATGAACATCTGGATATTCAACTAATGCTAAGTCACTTGGATAAACTAATGGTTCAGGTGACAAATATTTTACTTCAGGAATATAAATACCCCAATCATCACCTAATGTTGGAAATACTTTTTTCATATCCTCAATAAAATCTTCAATATATTGGAAATAACCTTCCATAGCTGGTTTTACAATACCATCTAAAATCTTTGAACTAATTTGTGTTGTAGTTACCATGTTATTTTCAGATGTTTGAGACGGAATACGAGATGGACTATAATACAAACCAGTATCATTTAATTGTAATTTAGAAACTACTTCACGTGACCATTCAAACGGATTTTTAATACCATTGATTTCCATCAAAATACCAAAATTAGTCATTCCGTTTAGATACTTAGGATCTTTTTTAGCATGACCATTGTAACTATGATCTCCATATGTTTCTTCTACAGCAACATAAGCGGCATTATTATTAGTACAAAACGAACGTAATGAAACACCATTATCAAATTTTCTATACAACTTAAAGTCATATGAAATATCAATTAGTTTTTGAAAGTGATGTTGGGGTGCTTCAAATCTAACTCCAATTTGTACTGATTTAGGTTCTGTTTCTAATTGGTATTCATCTTGAACACTTTGAGCAAAGTCAATACCTGATTTACCTACACCAAAAATAAGTTGGTCGTATTCTAAAGCATATTGTCCTTCTTTTCCATTAACAGTGCGATATACTAAATGAGATTCAAAATCAACTTTGAATACTTTTTCTTTCCAAACAAAATTAACACCTTTAGATACTAAATAATCATACCAATTTTTACCAATTTCATGTAGATAATCAGTACCAACATGCCATACTGGAAATAAACGTAATCCAAAATATGGTTTAATAAAATCAGGCTCAGCTACTGGATTTGAACATTGTACTTCTTCAGGTTTAGGATGAAAACGTTTGAAATTATTAATAACTTCATCCATCAACTTCATTGCTTTCTTTTCACCTGTGTATTTAGACAATTGACCTCCAATTGCTGTATGGTAAGTCAATTTACCATCTGACCAACCTCCAGCACCTAAAAAACCTGTCATTACTTCTTCAGGTTTCCTATTGTAAGGATCATTACCCATATCAATAATAGTAATGTTTTTGCCTGGATAACCATTGTCAACTAATTTGGTAGCAGCATTGACACCTGCTACACCTGCTCCTACAATTACAATTTTCTTATTCATGTTCATTTATTAATATATCATACTTTACATTAAAGGCCAAATTAAAAATGGCACCTTTTTAGGGGTGCCACAGCTACCATATATTAAACTCTTACGAGCGACTGGCTATGAATCAGTCTATATTTATTTTTATTTTAAGTTTTCCCTCGCCTTTTATAACTCGGTGCCACTCATGTCTTAATATACATATTGACATTTGAGGTTCCAAATCCCAAGGTAATTCATTTTCAAATTGAAGTTTCCAACCTTGGCCTGGATCTAGTATTTCAACTACTCTGTCCTCATTATCCCTATGCCACATTAATTCTATAGGGTCAATGTTTTCATCAAATTCCCTAATAATATATTTGTTTGTTTTTTCTATGTCTTTATACGGTTTCATTCATTTCATAATAAAATGAATCTCCATCTTCAGTTATCCATCTATCAGATTGGTTTTCAACTGAGGATAATTCAGTGTCTACTTTAAATTGTTTTAAATCTTGTGGGAGAGATTTAGTTACCCAATTTGAATCTTTCCAAAATATTCTATTGTTTGGCATACATAATAAATATCCTTCATCTGATTCAAATATATGACCACATTTATAATCTGTTGGTTCATCACTATATGGATTATTATACCAATCTACTGTAAACATATAGGTTCCCCAAACTTTACTTCCATCTCTTAAAACAACTTGTGCTCTATGGTAAGCTAAAAAGTTATATTCTATTATAGAAACATTTTCACTAAAACAATCCCATAATTGTTTGAAATTAAATGGTATATCATTTGTTGGAATTTTTGTATATATTTCAGAAAGTGGAACTCTAGAACGAACCATTCCTGTGTCTGTCATAACATGAAATGTTAATATAACTCCAGCACATGATTGGATACCAAAAACATATACATTATAAAACTCATCTGAATCTTTAGGGTTTTTAGTAAAATATGATTTACGAACTAGGGCTTTAAAACTTGGAATATTTTCATTTAACATTATTTTTCTCTTATTAATAATTCACCTAACACCTCTAAACGTCCAACTTCACGTTGGAATTCAATTGGTGTCATATTTAATGATATCTTCTTTAATGTTTGTTCAAATTCTTTTTTAGCTGATTCTTTATCAAATTTACCTTCAGTAGCTTTTTTATAATAAGGAGCTTTAACTTTAAAATGATGCCAAGTTAAGAGTGCTAAACCACCTTTTTCTTCAGCATTTGAAGCTATTTTTGCAGCACCTTCACCACGTTTTTTAGCAAACTCCTCAAAGGTTTCTTTATTTGCTTCTAATAGTAATTTTATAAATTTTATCATTTTGTTTTTCCCCAAGTTTTACCTTTACCTTTTGCTTTACATCCTGCAGGAGTTGGTCTACAAGCAGGATATTTAGAACGTTTTTCACCTTCTTTTCTACCACAAGCTTTATATCCTCCTTTTCCATCAGGTGCATTACAATCTACCCAACCACCTTCTTTACCTTTAGGACCAGAACGTTTAAACCACTTATGAAGACTTTCGTCTTCATTTAATTCTTCTTCTTTAATGTCTTTCCAAATTTTACCTTGGCGACATCTAACTACAGCACCTGACTTGTAAGCTGAAGGTTTATCAAATTTACGGTCAGCAATACGAAGACATCTGTCTCGTTTTTTCTTTTCTTCTTCAAGAATAGATTTTAATATGTCTTGTAGTTTTATCATTTTACCAGTATCCGCTAAAGTTTTTACTTCCACCTAATGACTTCCAATATCTTCCAATACGGCAAGACCAATAAGATGCTTTTGTTCTGTCTTTTTTCTGTGGGCAATTATGTCTTTTACTAAAAGCTTGTCTAGCTTTAGGGTTATTTACTTTACTAGATAAACCACCTGAATCACCAAATGATACTTTTTTAACTTTGCCTTTATCCATAACGTAAACATAGAACTTCTTACCAGAAGCACCACCACGTTTTGGTTTACCAATTTCTACTTTTTTACCTTGGTATTCAGCTTCATTTACCTTACCTTCTTCAAGTATAGGCATATCTAAAGGTACCATTTGACCTTCAAATATTCCGTATTCACCTAATTTAGTTTCAGTAATAATTTCTTTATCAATACCAGACACATCTAAAATGTCACGAGAATATAAAGATCTTGCTTCTTTCCATAAATCTAAAAATGCTTTAGAACCATAACGGAATGTATTCTCAGATAACGGTAATTTACTGTCTATATGGTACTGTAAATGTTCAGTCATCAAGGTACGCGACTCTAAATTTTCGTTTAATATAGGCGCTTTAGTTGGTTTTGTTGCTGTGCAACAATCTTTACCTTCTAATGCCTCTCTAATTAACTGCTTTAAATTCATGATTATAAATATTATTTAGTTTTACTAACCCTTAAAGATAAAGGTAACAATTTTCCTGAAGTGTTTCTAACTGAAACTTGATATTGTGAAGGACCAAATATAGGACTATTAGTATCTATTTTCATAGTTAATTGTTTTGTATTAGGTCCTGGGTATTTGATTTCTGTTTTAGTTATTTCACCAATAGCATTTGTAGCGTCTTCAGCTGTAAGTAAAGGTATAACTTTTACTTCACCTGGTTTGGTTTCTCTAACATAGTAGTAACCAAAACCTAAAGATGAAGCTAGTAATTTTTTAAATTTTTCAGTGTCAATTTCAGCTTTAGACCAACTATCTTCTGTACCTTCTTTAGTCACATATTGGTTTAATCCATCTGCTAATTTTTGAGAGTCAATATTAAAAATATCAAATAATAAAGCTATTGATGGGTTAGAATTTTTCTTACTTTCATCATAAATAACTTTACCATCTTTCTCATAAATAAAAGGAACATTAGGACCACTATAAACACCACTACCTGCTACATTCTTTAAAGAAATATAATATTCTTTACCACCATAAGTTATTGTTATATCTGATATAGTTTTACCTATGTTTTGAGGACCATCTAAACTTAAACTTCGTTTAGTATCAGTAGCTCCAACAAAATCAATATTTTTAGCTTCAAGTTTAGTATTATCTATACCTAAAGTATTATATAAAGTTTTTAAATCATTAGGTAAATCATCATTTGGTTTGCCTACATTTGCTTTAGCCTTAGCTTCAAACTCTTTTTCATATTGTTCACCTTTATTGCCTCCTCCACTTACAATGATTCTAACTAAACCAAATTGGTCAGTATCCATTTCATACATTGTAAATTTACCTGAAGGATTGGGTCCTTGTTTTGGACCATAGGTAGTAACATTTTCTGCACCTAGTAAATCTTTAAAAAGTTGAGTCATTTTTTCAGGCTCTATTTTATTAGGATTACCTAATCGGTTTTTATCACTTTGTGCTTTAAAACCTAATTCAGGGTCAGCTTTACTTAAAACATATTCAACTGCTTTTTTAGTATTAGCGTTAATTTCTCTATCTGTCACTTCTAATAACAATGTTTCTTTTAATATTCCAAAACTAAACTCAGGAACATGTTTTTTAATTAATGATTCTAACAAAAAAACATCCTGCTCATTATTCATGTCAGGATATCCTTTTGGAAATTTATAACTATATTTTTTAAAAAATTTATCTAATATATTCATTAGGCGGTTTCTTCAGGTGTTTCTTCGGCTGGTGTTTCTTCAGGTGTTTCACCAGGTGTTTCCTCTCCTCCTGGTTTTTCTTCTGTTACTCCATAAGATAAAACACGAGCGATAGCTTCTGTAGCTGATTCTTCTTCACTTAAATTTAATAGGTAATATTTTTTACCTTCAATTTGAGCAACCCAGCTTCTAGGAGAGTAAGTTAACATAAAAGGTTCACCATTACCAAGTACAATACGGAAAGTAGTTGGTTTAGGAGCAACCCATTGAATATCTGTTATAAAGATTTCATATTGATCTGTTAACAAATCAACAATTACTTGTTTTAAAGTTGGAAATTTTTGTAAGACTGGAAATTTAGGAGCATCTAAAGATACTGTATCCTGAGCCTGAAGAGTATCAGGTTTGTATACTTGTTTTACAAGTACCTTAATTTTTTCCTTTAATTCGTCTCTAGTCATTATTTCTTTTGTTTAGCAGTTGGACCTTTTCCTCCACCTTTTGCTTTATAAGCTGCTATTGCACCAGCAATAGCACCAGCTGCTTTAGCTGATTTGCCTTGTCCTTGAATTTTTTTCTTCAAGGTTTCATATGATTCTTCCATTTTACCTCCAGGAATTTTTTTAGCCCAATATCCTTTTGGTAAACCTTCTTCTAAATAAGGATCAGCAATTTTTTTAGCCGCATCTAAGTTACCTTTATTTAAAGCTGTTCTAGCTTGTTTAAGGTTACTTTGATCTGAGGTATCTTTATTAGCTTTGGCTTTAAGTGCTTTAGCAATTTTAGCGGCTAATGTTTCTTCAGCACTAATTTCAGCTTCCATCATTGGAGCTTCAGGTTCACCCATATGAGGCTCTTCACCTGTAGCAGCGTCTACAGCCGCGTCAATAGCTGGTTCTTTAATTTCAAAATCAAGGTAATGTTTAGCTGAAACCATGTTATTCATAGCTGTGGTAATTTTGGATTGCCACCAAGCCGGAAAATCAATTTCACCTCCCATTTCTTCAAATTCTTCTAACATTCCATAAAGTTCCATAGCGTATTTTCCAATACGATATAATTCGCCTTTAATCATATGTGGTTCATTATCTTCATGACCTAAGTCAATATCTTCTTTTTTAAGTGATTTAGGTGTAGTAGCAGCCTTCATAGAAGCAAATACTTTTTTAGCTAACTCAGCATATTCATCAGCTGTAGGAGCAGGTTTTTCATTTTCTTTTAACTTAACACCTCTGCCTTTTAAAACATCAGCATAAGTTACTTTACCATCACCTGTTAAATCAGGAAAACTTTCACCCATTTCAGACTTATAATCATTATATTTTTCAATAAGTTGATCAATAGCTTCTTCTCTAGATATGCCTAATTGTGTCATCATATCTTGAATGTCTTCTTCTGAAGGTTGGTAAGATTCTTCTTGCATTAGAGTTTTTCTAACGAGTTCTTTTAATTTTTCTTTGTTCATTGATTCGGCTTGTTTTTTAGCTATGTTGGTAGCTCGTCCATACATAACTGCTTCCGCATCCTTACCATAGCGTTTAACTAAGGCTTTTTTTTCTTTTTTAAGATTTTTGAGAATTTCTTCTCTTTTTTCTAGTTCTGCTTTGGTAAGGCTACGTTCGTTAAGCATAATTATTATTTTTTATCTTCTTCAATAGAAGCTTTACGGTATTCGGTAACCAATTTCTTGATTTCACCTAATGCCTTACGGGCACGACCATGAGCTGCTTTTGTAGTTTTAGCATGTTCTGCTTTAAACTCTTCAAATAATAACTCGATTTTTTCTGCTAATTCTTGTGTGTTCATATACTTTTATTTTATAATTTTCTTTAACATTGGGAACATTGATTCATTTAAATCTTCTTTAACAACATGTTGTTTAGTAAAGAAAGTTAATGAGTTACCAATTTGAGTAGCTAATTTTTCATCACCTAAAGCTTTAGCTGCTTCTAAAGCGGCTTCTAAGTTGTCTTGAACTGATTTTTTATCACCAGTTAAGTCAGCGTCTGCGTTTTGAGTAACATCAATTTTACCTGGACCTTGAGGTTCTTCTGTAGAAAATTCATCTGTTACTTCAATTTCTTCATCTGCTACTTCTTCGTCTTTAGCTTCTTCTAAGCCTTTTTCAGCTTCAATTTTCTTATTTACCCAGTCTGAAAATTCTTCTCTGGTTGTTAATGTTTTGATTTGATCTAAAGAGTTTTTAGCATCCTCAAATCCAAATCTTTCTTTAGCATAACTATAAGCTTGTTTTTGAAGAGGAGTTAAACCATCAGCTGTATTTGAGCTTGCAAATTTTCTTTTTACTTGTCTAAATATGTTGTCTAAATCAGAATCTTTTAAATCTCTTCCATAAGCATAATAGTCATAAACATCTTGAGGAGTATTAAGTTGTTTAATATCATCTAAAAATTCTTGTGCTCTATCTTCACCACTAATTTCTATTTCATATTGGTAAACGTAGTCTTGAAGAGGTGTTAAACCTTCAACTTCATCTAACATTTCTTCAATTTCTGCTAAGAAATCATATCCTGAGGTTTCATCAGTTACATCTAGGTTCATTTCTGCTAACACCATCTCTTTGATCTTAGCCTTAAATTCTGACATTTTCATTTTTTTCTTTTCTATTTCTTCGCCTTTTTTAACTCCAGCGCCATAAACTTCTTCTTCGCCTTTGTCTTTAGCTGTTACATCTTTAGAACCTTTATCAGCTCTTTTAAACTCATCATAACCTTCACCAATATAATCTTCCATATCATCTGTAGTAGCATAAATTGGGTTTCCAGGAATAGCTACATTGTGGATATTACCGTTTTGAATAAGATAGCTTCCACCAGCATATGGTTCACCATCTAAGTCTAAGTCAAAAGAATACTCATCTACTGAGTTCATAGTAACTTCAAAGTCTCTACCTTCTTTTTTAGACATATATTTAGCAAAGTTTTTAGCTACTTTAAAAGTATAACTATTATATGCTTCTTCAATTGTACCTTCACTTAAATCCATCATATCTTTGATGTCTGAAATGTAGTCTTCAACTTCTTTAGCTGATTCCATCCCAGTAAATCTATCCCAAGCGTTTGGATCCATGTCTTCAATTTCTGCTTCTATTTTTGAAGCCATTTCTTTACCATATTTTTGCTCTAGATACTCAGGAGCATAAAATTGACCCTGAAATCCTTCATTTAATGTACTAAAAAATGTAGCCTTGTTTTCAGCTATCATCTTTTTTAAGTCAAATTTTTTCATAATATATGTTAATAAATATGTTATTTTTTTAATTTAGTGAGAATTGCTTCAGCTAATTCTTTTTCTCTACGTTTCATATAATCTGTTTTACCTGAAGGTTTTGGGTTATATGATTTAGCTGGTTTATCTTTTTTACTAACAGCGTAATCGTCTTGGGCTTTTCTACGCTTCATATAGTCAGTAGCTTCATCTAAATCTCCATCAACATTATAGTCTAAAACTTCAATATCTTGATTTTTAAAATCATAATATAAGTCATAAATATCCTCAGGAGTGTTAGCGGCGTAAACATTAGATCCATGCATTTTAATATTTGATCTTCTATATTTATCATCAAACATATCCATTGCTATACGAGCATCACGAAGTGAAATTTCAATAAAATAAGGTTCATCTAAATCACTACCTACACCTTCGTTTACTTTGTTATATAAATCCTCATCAGCATTCCATTTCCAATCGTTTGCTTTAAAAGATTTTAATTTTTTAGCTTTTTGATATTCAGCTGATGATAATTTAGATGCTTTTAAATTAACTGCTTCTTTAACAGCTTTGTTTATCTTAATAACATCTTTTACATTAACAAAATCTCCATTTTCTAATTCGTAAGTTGAAAAAGGATCATTTTCATCTACATCTACCTTTACTATTTTAGATTCTATTTTTTTATTATTTTTATCTTTATAGATTACAATATCTCCTTTTGAACCTTTTGCTTCATTTAATCCTTCTTCAATTTCTTCAGCAGCACCTACAATCTCATTATAGTCATCCATAGATAAGATGTCTTTTTCTTTGTTTAAAGAAATTGCTTTTTCAGTTACATCATGCAAATCAACATCAGCAGAAGCATCTTCTCTTGAATATTCTAACATACGAATAAACAAAGGAATATCCATTGTAATTGTATCAACTACATCTTCTTCTTCAGCTTCATTTAATCCTCTTTTAGCTAATTCAATTTTAACTAATTTTTGCTGGAATGCTAAAGGGGTATTAGAGATGCCTTTATTACCTTCGGCCCATTTCAATAATGTTTCATTAGGTAATTTTTTAATTTGAGCAGCAAATTCTTGTGGTGTCCAATCTTCACCTGCCCATCCTATTTTACGACCTAATTTAGTTAAGGGAGATGCTTCACTCATTGATGATTTAACAGCACTTCCTAAGTTAAATAAATAAACAATCTCATCAAATGTATCATACCAATCATCTGATTTGCCAATTGGTTTATAAATAGCTTTAAATGGTTTAAATTTATTACCTGACATTTCATATTTAGCGCCTAAATCATCTAATTGCTTTTTAGCTGTGTCAATAGCTGTTTCTTCCTCATTTAAAGGTTTAGAGAAAAATTCTTTTATTTTTTGAATATCTTTCATGTGTAATATATAATAAATATTATTCTTTCTTTTGTTTCTTTAAATACTCTAAAGCTTCCTCTTTGTATTTAAGTAATTGAGACTTACCATTACCATCCCACTTTTCAATATCACCTGCTTCTGTAATGAATTGTTCTTTAGTATTAATCAATTCGTCAAACCAAACTTCAAAATCTTTAATAGTACCTTCTAAATGTTGGTTAATAACATCTTTTTCAAATGTTTCTAATTTACCCTCTTTACGTAATTTATGTTCAAAATCAACCTGACAATTAAAGCAATGACCATACATTATAAACCATTTTTTATCTAAGTGTGGTTTAGTAGTTTTAGAACATTTAGGACAAAATAAAGGTAATACAATACCTTCTTTTGCCTTATCAAGTTTTGTAATGTTTTGTTTTAAACCATTTTTAATAGTCCAAGTACGCCCATCTTCTTCCCAAACATCACCTTCATTATGGAATTCTTTTGCTTTTTGATAACCAGTTCCCATAGTAGTTTTGTCTCCATACTTGCCTTGAACCAAGTTACGAAGACGTTCTACGTCTCTATGTTTGAACTCTTTCTTTAAAACCGAATCTTTACTCATTATTTTTTAAATTCTTTTTTGATAATTTCTTTTAATTGTGATTTTGTAATTTTACCTTTTTTAAGTAATTCATATAAATCAAAGTCTGAATATGATGTAGCACCTGGAGTGGCTCCTGGTCTTGTTGCCATATCTCTAGTTTGTCTTGGTTTAGAATCTAAAGTAGAAGATGGTTTTTCAGGAGCTACAGTTAATGGAGATGAATCATAATCAGCATAATCAATTTCTACATTAAATTTGTTAGCATAATTATCAAATTCATCACTTGACATGAAATCAGAAACCTCATCTTCATCCATAAAAGCACCTGATTTTTGTAAGTCATTAACAAATCTTTCAAATTTAGAACCTGGTTTGTAATCCATAGGGAAAGATTTACCTTTGTATTTAAAAAATACAGTAGCTATTCTTTTGTCTAAGGCTTCTTTTAAAGCTACTTTTTTATCTTTACTGTAGCTTTTTAATTTACCTTTACCTTTCATTTGGTTAGAGATTTTACCAGAAACAGCTGCTTCACCTTCTCCACCTATTTCTATTTTCATTTCCCCTTTTTCTTTCATAGGGATAAATTTAATAGTTGAAAATTTATCATTAGCATTGTCTATTGCTTTAATAACATCAATGTCTTTTTCAATGATTGCTTTAGTATCAGGATCTTGGAATTTACGTTTTTCTTTAGTAAATTCTGTTTTATAATCATTAGTTTCTTTAAACCATGTCATAATATTATCCATGATTGTTTTCAAATCCTCTTCTGAGTTTGCTACTATTCTTTTAAAGGCCATATGCTTGTAGTTGTTTAATTGTGTCTTGTGTGTTTGTATGTAAAATTCCTATGCCGCCTTGACTTCTCCATTGTTCAATGTTATCAGGGCGGTCATCGATAAGTATTTTATCTCTACCTGAATAATTTTGTTTTTTAGAAGCAGATGCTAAGATTAATTTAGTTCCTGGGATATTGTTTTTAACCCATAATCTTTTTCCTAAACGAGACTCATTTTCTCTTGAAGGAGCGGATAATAAAGTCGGTTGTTTATCTTTAATATAATCCCATAACTCTTTACCATCAGGCATCCAAGGCATTCCTACCCAAAATTTAACACCTGTTTCTTTATCAATAAAATTCCAAAACTTATCAATACCATATTTAGCTTGATATTGAGACGCTGTTAAATGTTCAGGGTTTAATGATTTAAAACGACTATCAAAGTTAGTTAATACACCATCCATATCACAGTAAATTTTATACTGTTGTTCTGGTTCAACTTCTGCTTCTTTAAGTTGTTTATAAACGTCTGTTAATTTTAACTTATACATTTTTTATATTATCCTCCCAATTACGTAACATCATATTTCCTTTTTCATATGCTTCTCTTTCAATTTCAGGCAAATCACCATCCTTATTTGTATTTTGAGTTGTTATATTATTTAATCTACCTTCTAAATTTTGCATATGATGAATCATCTCATGTGAAAATGAACGCAAAACATCTTTTGGGTGTCTGTTCATAGTGTAAAGAGTGATTGACTTTTCATTAGGATCATAATAAGCCGTTTTACCCAAAAGATTGGATGCGTTTTCTTTATCATCCTTTATAACCTTTATTTTAGGCAATGGTTGAATTTTTATTCCATTGTCTATCATATACTTAGATAAAGATAACATCCCATCTTGGAGATTCCAATCTTTTTCAAATGTTTCTTTAACAAATGTTTCAGCTAATTCATTTAGTCCAAATACATCATTTTCTTTTACAGGAGCAAAACCTGAACCATAAGGTAAGGCTGTACCTGCTTGTGGGTCAGATGCTTCTTTCATTTTACGTAAACGTTCTGTTTTCTTTTTAGACATTTCTTTACGTTTTTCAATATAATCTAAAGCACGTTTTAGTCTTGATTTAACTTCAGGATCTTTAGCTCTACCATAAGCAGCTCTTACTCGTTGATGAATTACATTTATAATTTGAGATTGACGAGCGTGAGATTTAGCTTTAAATGATTTTTTATTTAAAGTATCAACTATATCTTCTTTAGTTTTAAAAGATATACCTACTGTATCTTTAGGATCTTCATCTGTGTATAATCTGCGACCTGATCCTTTAGGTTTTTTACCTGTTCCTACTTTAGGATCTTCTTCATTAATTGGATTAGGTAAAATAGCTGTTACAAAATCTCCTGATTGTTTAAATGTTACTCCAGGTATAGCTTTAGAAATAAATGCTCTATATAATTGATCTCTTTGAGTACCAAAATATTCTTCACTTGATTTTTTAGAAGGAGAATAAATAATAGCTTTAGCTTTAAATTTTTTAAGATATTTTTTAATTATATCTACTATAGTAGCCATTACTCTATACATTTCACCTTTATTAACTACTATTTTAGCTGATGAACCTTCAGCACCTTTAGGTTTAGCTGAAAATTCAATTTCTAAAGCAGGAAGAGATTCTATTTGTCCTGCAGGAAAGAAAACGGTTGATTTAATATCTACATCATATTGAGTTTCACTATCTGTTACAAAACGAGTGTAAACATAGTAACCTTCTTGATCAATTTCTTCCCATTTATAGGGTTTAAGACTTGCTTCACCTACTTCTGTTATTTTTTCTTCTTTAACTACTGGAGAAATAATATTCCATACTTGTTCTTTCTCTTTAATGTCTGGAATAAATTGGAAAAATTGTTCTTTATTGTTGTCTTTGACTGCTTGTCTTGTTTTAGTACCACTTACTCCACCAGATGATGTAATTACTTTAACTTCAAGGTTTGGGTACTTAGATATAGATTTTGTTCTACTAGCTATATCTTCTAAATCACTATCTTCACCTTCTCTAGCTCCTAACACCCAATATACTTTAGTATCAGGATTGTCTTTAGCATAATTTAAAACAGATTTAACAGGGGCAACAGAAGGTTCAACACTAACTTTATCTGAAAGGTAGGGTTTATAGATTTCCCATATTTTAATAGACTCATCTTGAGTAATACCATCTCTAACTCCTCCACCAACAAATATTTTTAACTCATCTATGTTGGGTAATTCTTCTAATGTTTGTTTTGCAACATTAAAGTGACCTTTGGTTGGGGGTTTAAAACCCCCACCATAAATGGCTACTGTTTTTTTAGTATCTAACAGTTCCTCAATAAGGAATTTAGTTAGTTCATTCATTATTTCAATTTCATTATTTTTTCTTTTGCTACTTTTTTCTTTTCCTCAATGTCTGTTTTAGCTGAGCGAAAAGCTTCCATAGCATCTTCCATTTCTTTAAGAGAAGTTTCATATTGTTTAATAGCCTCAGCAGCGGCTCTACGAGCATCAGATTTTTGCTTATAGATACCTAATACATTTTCTTCTTTCAAACCACCTCTAACTTGGTTAGCAAAATATAAAACAGTAGATTCAAATACTAAATCTTCAATTTTATCTTCTTTTGATGTAGGTTTTTCAGTTACAAAGAATTTACCAATTTCATCTACCATTGGTGATTTTTCTTCTTTAACAGGCTCAAGATAGTTTTTTTCTGTTTCTTCTATCTCATTTAATAAGTCTAATAATTTCATTTGTTTATAAAGTTAGTGATTTTTTGTTGGGCTGATTCTAAAGTATCAAACTCTGGTTGTGTGTTAAGAGTTTGTTTTATATCTGAATATATTTGTTGTGTTTCTTTTTTAGATTTCTCTATTTCCTCAGGTGATTTTTCTTTACCTACCTGTCCTAAAGGTTTAATATATGTTTTAAAAATATACTCTTCATCAAAATTTTGGTTTGTGTCTTTAGGATCATTATTTAACAATACAAAGTCACTACCAAAAGCTTGTCTATATACGTCTATATTTTTATTTACATCACGCCAAGAACGTAATACGATACTTGGTAATAATGATCTGTCTCGTTGTTTATTACGTTCTAAAGACGTTATAGGCGAGACATAAGTCATTAACATGAATGTATCGTAACCTAGATCTTCTAATTGTTGTTTTTTCTTTAATAAAGTTTTAGAAGAACCTCCTACACTATCAATTAATAAATTTTTAGCATTTTTTAAAGCATCTTGATACTTAACATCTGTTGCTTTTCTTGCTTGACCCATTAACTCACCTGCCTTTTTAAGTTCATCAGGTGACATTTTAGCTAACTTCATTCCAATACCAGAGGCCTTTAATAAGGCCTCATAAGTATCATCTACATTAATAGTAGTAAAGTCTGAAGGTATTAATTTAGAGGAGATATAAGACTTCCCTGATCCAGCTGGACCTGCCATAAAAATGGCTTTAGGCTTTCCTTGTATTTCTTTTAATAAAGAGACCAGTCCAATCATGGAAATATTTTGTCATAAATATAATAAAAAAGGCTTGGATAACCAAGCCCTTTCTTTTAATATTTTTATTTAATTAGATAAGATCAAGAGCTTTTAAAGCTACTGAGAATTTATTTGGGCTAATTTGGGCACGTTGTTTTTCAGTATCTATAGACATAATTTCAGCTTCTTGACCTACTTCGAAACCATGGGCTTCTTTATCGTATCTAGTTATATTTTTATTAAGTCTAACTTTGTCTCCTACTTTAAATTCCTCATTTAATACTTCCATCATTTTCTTAGCTTGACCTTCCGTGATGATACCTGCTAATTGATTCATTCTGATAATGTCTTTCATTTTATTATTATTTACCATAAATATATAAAAGAAAACTAAGATTCCAAATTTCTTTTTACTGTGGTCTTGAATTCAGTAAAGATTGGAGCGTGAGTAGGATTTTCTAAATCAAATAAACGTTTTACTGTCTTAAAGATATCAATGTTTTCCTCTTGTGTTCTAGTAGATAAAACCATTTCCCATCCTTTACCTTGCATTTTTTCTTTATTGGATTTACGTTTAGATGATTTTAACCAAAGGATACCATAATTGTCTACTTTTTTACCATAACATTCCTCATAACACTTACCGTAAACAGCAGTCTGTAATTCATAAGTAGGTTGAATATGATTAGATGTTTTAAAGTCAATTAACCAAAGTTTATCTTCAATTTCAACAATCAAATCACAAGTTCCTGCTACTTTTAATTCATCTGAAAATAAATGAACTTCAGCCTCAATTAGTTTTGGATTATAGGTTTCCCAAAAGTCTACAAAACGTAAAAACATTTGCCACACATCAGGACTATATTGAGGATTACCATATTGGTTCATAAAATTCATTTCTTTACCTTCAAGGTATTCTTCAATCATTTCATGAACTTGGGTTCCTTCCTCACCTGCTTTTTTAACAATATGTTCAGCAGAGTAACCTACTTTTTTAAGCCAATCCTCAAAAAATTTACCTTTAGGATAATAACCTAAAACATAAGTAATTGATGGGTAGTATTCTCCATTTCGTCTATAATAACGAGAGTCTGGTAATGTTATTTGTTTAGCATCATCTGATACTTCTAAAATTCTATTGTAAGATTTTTTTATTTTGCTCATTATTTTTTTGCTTTATTTCTGTTTCCGGTTGTATTTTCATACCCATATTGTTTAGCTATTTCTGTAGTTTTAAATAAAGGTTGCATATTAGTATAATGGAAACACTTATGTTGTTCTTCTATTTTTGTTAGATCAAAACTAGAGCATGGTTTTATATGATCTATTTCCCATATTTCTCCATGATTTTCCCAATCCATTTCATATAAAAATTGTTGTTCTAGATATAATTTAAATTCTTTAATAGAACAACCTATTAAATTTATAACAGATGTTTCTTTTTTATTTTTCTTTAGAAGATCATGAAATCTACTTCTAAGAATATTTTTTAGTTTATATTGAATATTTTCTTTATATTTTTGTTTATTATATTCATTTATTTTATTTTTATTTTTTTCTCTCCACTCTTTACCATAAGTAGATATTTTATTTTTATTGTTTTCTATCCATTTTTTATTATAATTAGATACCTTTTCTTTATTATCTTTAATATATTTTTTCTGGTATTCTATTTTATTTTCTTTACAAGATATATATTTTTCTTTATTACATTCTTTACATATATTAAAGTATCCATCTTTATGTTTTATACTTTTGTAAAAACTATTATATTCTTTACTTTTTTTACATTTTATACATTCTTTCATTCGGTTATAAATATATAAAAATTATTTCAAGAATAGTTTTTTCTCAAGTAAACCTGAGAGTGTTAAGGGTAATGTGTCTGAAATTGTTTCTATAAAGATTTTAAAGCCCATTTCACTTGGGTCTTTATCTTGCATGTCTACAAGATATACTTCTTTGCCTTCATTCATTAATTGTTCACAAAAAGATAAAGCTTGTTTTTGGGCATCTTTATCTAAAGCTATATATATTTTATCAACAGAAGACATTACTATCTTCTTCATTAAGTTTGCTTGAATGTTTTTACCTAAAAGCGGAATAACATTTCGTTTAATAGTAATAGCGTCAAATGGTCCTTCACACAATATAAACGGTATATCCCAATTTATAAATAACTCAAACGGTATGATATCACGAGATACAGATGGGTTTCTATATTTTACTTTTGAATCTTTTTCAAATGAACGACCTGTAAAGTAATTTAGTTTTCCATCTGCATCATATGAAGGAATAATAACCATATTTTTATATGGTCCTGATTCACAATAACCAATATTGTATTTTAAAATATCTTCCTCACTAACATTTCTGGATTTGATATAATTTAAAGCATGTCTACCAATAATGTCTGATTTCTGAATATTAATTAAGGGTTTAAATTCTTTAGGTAAAGATAATGTTTCAACTTCTTCTTGCTTATTATAAACAATAAATGACTTAACAATGGCTTTTAATTCAGCCATTTTTTCAGGTGGTGCTTTTACTGCTTTAAATAATTGTTGAATTTTTTTACCTTTTTTATCACAAGCCCAACAATGCCATTTTTCATAATGAGATGAACCTTCATCAAAATTAATTTCTAATTTAGGTTTAGCGTGATTACAAAAAGGACAATGGTGAGACTGGTTACCTCTAGAGGTAGACTTACCTGTACCTAATACAGAATTCACTAACGCAATCAGGGCTTGATTTAGCATTAATGTAATGTAATAAAAAAGGTTTAAATAAACAAATTTAGTTAAAGTCCTTAGTAAAGAATTTACCTAAAATATTATCATTAAAGTATCCTTCAGGGTGTTCTAATACACCTAACTGAAATAAGTACTTACATTCATAGTAAGTAAGAAGTTTTTTATTAGGAACCAATTGTAGAATTTCACGGATAAATTCCTCTTGTTTACCTCCTTTTATGAGCTCCATAATTGGTTTAGCAGAACCATAATAGGTTTTCCAGTCCGATTCTTTTACTACCACCTTAGTGGCTGACTTCCTGCCTGGACCTGTTTGTTCTGCTAGTTCCTTTTTTGTTAGTTTTTTCTTTATATTGTGAAATAATGATTTCTTACCAATATAAGATTTACCTGTTGGTTTATGAGTTACTATGTAAATAAAACCAAATGTATCTTGAGGCATATCCTCAATTGAATTTATAACTTTTTTGTTGTATAACCACATATTATCTATCTATGTTTATAAGTATTGTAGTATCTGTTGTAGGTGATAAAGGTAATGGTTGAGATAATTTTCCTACTGCTAGCAATTGTTGAGCTTCATTATATAAACCAACTGTTGTTACATAAGGCTGAAATAAAGAACTAGTAGCAAAAGAATAAAGAGTATCATTGTTTGACCCTGAAAGTAATGTTGGGTTTAAACTAAAATTAAATTCATTTTCTCTAGCTGTACATTTATATTGGGTTTCATAAATTGTAACTGATGATGAAAATGAACAAGTTACATTAGAACTAGTTACAAAGTTGTTTATAACTAAAGTTTGATCAGTTATAATAGCTAAACCATGAGGATAAAAAATATTACCACAAATTTCTCCTGAAGAAGAAAGTATTAAATTACCTTCCCCATCATCATAAATTGAACCACTATCAGCAATCCAATTAAAAGAATTAGGTTGAATATAATTACCAAATAAACCTACAGGTACAGAAAGTACTCCTACATAAGAATTTGACTCTGTTGGAAAGGAGTGCTCAAATATTAAAGTTGTTTGAGGATAATTCCAATATCTACCCGCAGATGAAGTAGGACCTACTAAAACATCTCCAGCTGTATTAGCACCAGGTACTAAACTAGCTGTAAAAGTAGGTGAACCTAAACTAGCGGTAGAATTTAAATAGTTTGAGTAATATAATTCTTTAACTGAACTATAAACTAATCTTTGATATTGGGTAGATATTTGACCTGTGGTAGGGTCAGTTAAAGGATTAAATAAAGAACTAGTAGCTAAACCTAAAAATCTATCAATTCCTACATTAGAACCAGTTAAAGCAGCCGCCCCTTGAAAATTAAACGATTTGTTTAATTCAAGCGGAGTAACTACTATATCCGATGCTAAAAATTGTTTGTAGGTACCCATTCATTTTAGAAATCAAGTTTTACTCTAACTAATGCTTCTTTTGTAAAGTCTTTTAATAATGGTCTTGAAAGTTTAGCTACAGCTAATAACTCATTAGTATCATTATATAATCCAATTGTAGTGATATACGTTTGAGGATTATTAATAAATTGACTATATAATACTTCACCAGTTGAACCTGAGATAAAACTTGGATTTTCTGAATAGTTAAATTCTGAACTTCTAGGTCTTACAAACACATAGTCTGAAGTAATAGTTTCTTGGGAGTTAATTGTAAAAGTAGAAGCTGTAGAACCAGAAATTGCTTTATATAAAGAAACTAAAGGACTAACACTAGGGGCTGCTGAAGCAGTAGCTGAACCACTCCAACGGAAATCAATACCTCCACTAGCAGCTGAACAAGAAATAGCTAAAGGATTAATTAATATTGTTCCAATATCAGGTAATAACCAACCATAAGAACCAGAAGTAGATGAGTAACCTTCTGCTGTTGTGGCTGATCCTGAGAATCTAACACCAGCTGAACCTGAAATTAATTGAAATACTCTCATTCCTCCTCCTGTATATTGTACAGAAGAAACATAAGCGCTATTATCAGTTAAAGATATAACTCCACCTGAACCTGAAAGTTTTAATGTTAATGAACCTAAGAAAATAGATTCTTTATAGCAAGTTCTTTCTAAAGGTAAAGCATAAAATTCTGAAGATGTGATTGCTCCAAAAGCAAAATTAGTATTTTCATCTCCAATTACTAAATCTTGATATTGACCCCAAATTGTTGATGAAGGAGACTTACCATTAACTGCTGAATTATATACTAAACTACCACTACCAAAAGAATTACCATAGGCAATAGCAAATTGAACAGCAGATCCAGATATTGCTGAAGAAGTATTATATACATTTAAGTAATAATCTCCTGAACTACCATTTTCTTGAGTTGAAGAGGTAAAAAAGGTAGATAAGGTTGGGTTACCAGTTGTCCAAGCAGTAGCCGAAATAGCATCGGAACTAACTACGAAATCATCGGCTGTTAATCTTACAAAAGACATATTTTATATTTTATTGAACTTTAGTTACAGTTACAGGAATTGTTAAACGAGCACCACTATCTCTACCTTCTACAGTCAATGTAGCTTGTAATTGATTATTTGATCCAAATAAAGTATTAATAGTAGTAGCAGTTATATTAATTGTAGTACCAACTACTGTTCTAGATACTGAGGTACCTAAAGTAGTAGTTTGGTTAGCTAAGTTAAGAGCTTGAACATCAGGAGTATTAATACCAACACCTTGGAAAGTACTAAACAATCTGATATCTGAAATAGTAGCTGTGTAACCACTAGTTTCATAAGTATTACCTCCTAAATAGTTTAATGTTTGAGGAGTAATTGCTAATGAAGCACCTTGTTTAATTACAATAGCATTATACCCCAAATCAAGAATAGGCATTTTTGCTGTTCCACGAGGTAAAGTTACTAATTTGTATTTCATGGTTTGAGTAGCTTGAGGAAAGGCCTCTAATAAAGGCATGTTCTCAATAGCTTGTCCATAATAAGCAGAACCTGATGGGTGGTTTGGATTGTATAAAGTATAATCAATTTCATCATCTGCTAAAGCAAATTGAGTGATTCGAAATTGACCATCTTGTTGAGCTAGTAATTGACGCCCAACATCTGTCAAAATAGCGTCTACAGTTACTACGGTATTATTTAAATATCCCATTTGTTTATTTTATTATAAATATATTAAATTAAGTTTTTCTGTGCTAAGTCTTGTATAATATTATCAAAATTTGACTGGATAGTTTGGGATACATATCTAGGTGATAAGAATCCTGTTCCTCCAGCAGCGTTAACTATTGATGATGTTGAGTTTATAATTACTAAACTTGGATTAGGTACATATCTTCTAATTAAGAAGTAATTTGGAGGGTAAGAGCCACTATAAGGTTTATCTAAAGTGACAAATAATTCTGTAGAATTACCAGCATTATAACTATGAGATACATCAGTGATTCTCCATATTAAAGCCTCAGAACCTGATACTCTAAATTCATCATTTGGATTAATAGTAAATGTTAAAGGATTACTAAAACCAGTTCCAGCTATAGGTACTTGAGAATAACTAGCACTTTCAAATCCAAAAACATAAGGAGGATTACCATTATCATAAACATCAGCTAATGATTTAGGACCAACAATAGTTAAATTTGTTGATGAAGTTAATACTGAAGGAGATAATGCTCCTGTTGTCCAAAAATTAGTAACACTAGAGGTAACAACTCCATTACTAAAACTAATAGTTGGTATATAATTGTTACCTAAAGATCCACTATCTGTATAAACTATAGGCCAAGCTTCAACACCTGGTTTGATAACTCTATATAAAGTAGATCCACCAGCACTACCAGCAGTATTATATAAAGTTAATGAGGCAGAAGTATTTTCTCCAAAGGAATCAATCAAATTATAGTAATAAGAAGAAGAAACATCACTAGGATTAATAACATTTCCTAATTCATCTACCATAAATTTAACATGGACATTATATCCATTTTTTATTTCAGGATTAGCACCACCAACCCAATCAAAATAAACAAAGTATGAACCTAATTGTTCAACATTTGGTATTTGACCAATAGCACTACCAGTAATAGGAAGTTGATTAAATCCTGGAGTTGTTGATCTTGATCCTTTATATCTAGGATTAATAATTCTAGCTGTTGTGTAATAAGAGTCAGGAACAGTAGCTGGTGTAGCTGTTTGTTCTAAAACAGCCTGTTCATTAACCGCTATAATTTGATTTGTTGTAAAATCTACATCATAAAATAAAGTACTAG